CCGACATCAGTTCGAAGAGTACCTTGATAGGTTCCTTATCCCTATCAAAATACATCATCAGGATTGCCATTATCATAATATAGGAGGAGGCGATAAATACCAAGGTTGATGCCTTATTGAACAACTGCCAGGAGATACGCCTTTTAGAGTATTCTATATACCGCTTGTTCAGTAGGGAGGTGCGTACCCCAAGATAGAGAATCCCAAAGGTTGTTGTCTTGATACCACTCCCGGTGGAGTTGGGCGAAGCACCTATGAACATCAGTAGCATGCACAACAATGCTGTAGCCCCTGAGATACCTGCTAAAGATACCGTGCTGAACCCCGCCGTGCGTAGGGACGCCGAATGGAAAAAACTTACCAAAAGACGCTGCTGAACACTCCCATCCGTTAGCTCCCCTGTATAGCGGTATTCTAAAATGAAAAATAAGAAAGTACCCACTCCCAAGAGAAGTAAGGTGATTAGGGTGGAAAACTTGGAATTAACACTGATCTTCCGTCTCTTGCCTATGAGGTATTCGTAGAGCTCAATAATGGCTGTAAAACCTAAGCCCCCGAAGATAACCAATAGGGAGATGATGATATTCATGTACCAATGCGTAGTATACCCCTCTAGGCTATAACGAAACAGAGAGATACCAGCATTGCAAAATGCAGATACTGAGTGAAATATGCCATAATAAAGAGCTTTGTACCACGGATATTTTCCTACAAAGACAAAAAAGAGCAGTGCCGCTCCAATGGCCTCGATAAGTAGCACAACGAAGACAACCTTCTTGATATGCGAATATAGGTCTATCTTGGCCTCGTGGTTGAGCCCCTCCGAGACCAAGCGCTTGGTATAAAAGCTGATTTTCTTGGTGATGAGCAGTATAATCACCGAGGATAGGGTGAGGATTCCTAATCCGCCTAACTGTATGAGCAAGAGTACTATTACTTCCCCGTATATAGAAAAAGTGCTGTGTACATCACAGACAGTAAGCCCTGTGACGGTCACCGCTGAAGTCGCTGTAAAGAGAGCCTCGAAGTAGGTAAAACCACCTCCACTCACATGAGCAAATGGTAAGGACAACAGCAGGGTGCCCACCATGATTAGGGCGAGGAAGGAGAGTATGATAAAGGTATAAGGCGAACAGTTACGTAACATGTCTTTGGGCTTGTGAAGATATCGTTCTATCTTAGGTTATTAGAAATTGTAATCTATTGACAATTAGAAAATTAAAAAAACTCCAACACAAAGTGCAAAAGTACTAATTAATTATCATATTCCCAAAGTATTTTTTTAGACAAACTTAGTGTAAGGAGATTTTTGATTTATATACTTGTCAGTCAGTGGTTTATATAATAAAGAGAGGAAAATGGTTAAAAAAATATAAGGTAACGCAGAGATTAAAATCGCGTTACCTTATAGTGACCGCAAGAGGATTCGAACCCCTAACCCTCAGAGCCGAAATCGGTAAGGATAAAAATTTTCGCTTTATAACTTCTTTAAAATCAACAATTTAAAAATAAACAATTATAGGAAACTATTAGCTCCCTTGCTTTTTACCTTGCCGGCAATAAACGATATAGGTAGTTGGTTTATAGTGATTTACAAGGATTTTTAAAATAGGTTTACCTTGCCTTTTTTATGTATTTCAGAATTTAGTCAGATGGTTTTATCCGAGCTTGTTTGCTTGGTTATTTTTCGTAACTTTGTGCTTTAAAAAGTAACTTATGAGCTATAAATCAAAATCAGAGGAAGTGTTAGAAATTGCCTTTTCTACGCTTATATTTAGTATATCCTTTTTGTGCCTTGTTATATCTATATTAGCTATTATTAGTTTTTTTGAAAAGCACTAAAAAGATATTGATGTTTCTTTTCTATTGTTTTTAGAGCCTTCATATTCCATTAATATATTTTAATTTTAAATTCATTTGTTATGATAGAAAAAGAATTACAATCCTACATTAAGGAGCTTGAAACAGCTCTTATTTTGACTTATAATGATAAAATGAGTTGGCAAATTATAGGTCAAGTGGCTAACAACAACATTCCTTTAGATTTCAAACACAAACTTCTAAAGAATACCAATGAAATGGTAACAGAAAAGGATATAATCGCAAAAGCAAAGGTGGAAAATGCTGAAAACTTTAATTTTGCATCAAACTCTTTATAATTTCTAAATTATATTGCTTTTCTTTTATTCCTCTTTCTGTTAAATCATCATTTATAGGTAATAAAACAGGAATTTCAAACGACACACGGCTGACTTTTTGGTTAGCCGTTTTTGTTTCCCCTCCAACACTTCCAGAGAAGAAACTCGCTACAGATACTTTAATACCAGCTCCTTCCCCTTCTTTATTATCAACCGTAACAGCTACATCAAATGAAACATTTACAATTCTTTTATTTCCATACTTAAGACTTATAAAACCATTTTCATCAATTGTAGATGGGTTTATAATTGCATTTGTTTCCTTAAGGTCTTCCTGAGATAGAACAACCCCTGAAACTACACTATTTAAGGTCTCTCTTACAAATTCCGACAATTCCATTGCTACATCTATTTAAAACTTTAATTCTTTAATACGCTATCCGCTCCACGATCGCCGTGGCTACCACTTGATAGAACTCTATTATATAATCCTGAGGTATTGTCTCTGTTTGATAGGGAGGGTCATTGTATTCAGGTAATGGAGCGGGAACAAGCTCGATAAATCCTTTTTCTTTTGCTCTCCTTACCAATTTAACAGTACGTAGGTTATTCTGCATAACGACTGCATATACTTCGTTGGTAGGAAAATAGGTTTGCCAATCATTTACTTTTCTTAATCCTATGATAGAACCGCTTTTGATACGTTGCGATATAGAGTTTCCGATGAGGTTACAAGCTAATTCTGCACGCTTGAAATCAGGAATAGTGATGAAGAAAGATGGCTTATGCTGAGTGAATAACTCATCAGAGTTCCAACCTCCCGCAAAATCTACATCATAGTAAGGCACAAGTACATCTTTAGACATCTCATTGGTAATGAGTATAGGGATTTCTGTACGCTCTCTTTCTTCATCTTCATCTCTGTTTTCGTATTCCAACTCTACTCTCTCAAAGAACCATTCTAAGATACGCCTTATCTTCTTAGACATTTCCTTTTCTCCACTATCGTATAAGCTCAGGTCTTTCACGGATATTTGAGTATGTTCGTGTATGTCTTGCAGAGATAAGCCGTATTTATTACGCTCTGTTCTTAGGTAGCTTTCTTCTTCCTCTTCCTCCTCTGGTACAACTTCTTCTATTTGCGGGACGAGCATGGAGCCATTGCCTGTGAGGAGCCAGTCAATATTAAAACCATATTTAGCAGCAATTTTTTTAAGGAAATTATCTGTTAGGTACTTTTCATTTCCTTTCAGTGCTCTTGTAAGACTTTCCCCTGATACTATTCCTGTATCAGAAATATCCTTTTGGTTTTTAATTATCTGCGCTCCTTTTAGGTAAGCAACAGCTTTTTCTAATCTATTTTTTTTATCAATTATATTGATATTTGAATTATTTTCCATACCTTTGTGCTTTAATTAAAAATTCGTTTGTTATCATGAAATTATCTGAACAAGGGCGTTTTGAACTTCGTATATGGTTGGCTGAAAGAGCACATATAGCAAGTAATCTTATATATGTCTATGATCAAATTAAAGATTGGGATATAGACGATATTAATATTTATAAAAGACTTGTTTTAGGGGAAGGAACTGCGAGATTTATGCCAAAAATCACTAAAAATGAACATGAATTTATAGTTACCAAAATGAATTTTATCAAGAATGGGGATAAGGTAAGTCTAAAAGACTAACTTTTTATCCGAAATTCTTTTATCAATTCTATTAACTTGGATATAAATCCCTCCACATTTTTAGGGTTTATATTATCCCCTTCCTTACTTTGTTTTGTATCAGGAGGGCTATATATATTATCCAATGCCTTAAGCAACATAATCTGTTGTGAGTCTCGCTTATCCACATCGCCGCTGTCGGTAGCTTTTAATAATTTTGAATGCTCCCGCATAGTCATAGCTATTGCCGATTTAAAAGCATATTCCTCTTGCAATTTTCTCTCTTTTGAATACCTGCTAATGAGCCACCATACCAAAAACCAAGCAGGAGAAGTTCTTAGTACATTGACAACAAAATGTACCCAATCAGAATTATTAATATCAAAGCCATAAAACACTATAAATACCCATGCAGCGGTAGCTATTAATGAAGCTATTACTAAAACTATAAAAGTAATAACATTCATTTGTATTTGGTTTTTCCTCTCTCTAAAATGAGTTCCTAATGAGCCATCAGCAGCTGCTCCTATAAGGTTTTCAACTTCTTGCTTTTGAGATAATATCTTCTTTTGTAGATCTTCAGCTTCTCTAATCAGCGACAAAGAACGTGTATTTTGATTAACAACATCTTCAAACCGCTTCTTGTAATCCTCTATATTTTCTGTTATTTTTTGTTCTAAAGTGGCAATATTCGTTTTTAAAGTCTCTATCGTGTTTTTATTAGCCTCCGATGAGGATAAATAGGAACGAATAGATGTGTCATATTCGTTAGCATTTTTAGCTTTATCCTTGATCGTATTATAAAATTCAGTTGCTTGTATTATTTTATAATCTAATTCACTCTTTGATTTAGAATATTCTCCAATCAAACGAATTAACTTGTTATTTTCCTGCTCTAATTTTGTTTGAATGAGTTCTATTTCTCCTGCAAGACTTTCTATGTTTTCTTGTGATATTTCAGGCTTGTAAGTGATGTCCCTTTCCCAATTCCCAAACTGAATGCAATATTCAAAAATATATCTTATACCATTGAAAATGCCTTGATTTTCTTTATTTGATATAGAACTTACTAAATCTTCTAATACTCTTTCTAAATTATTCCCAGAGCCATTTGAAAAATATGAAGTAGGTAACATCAGCACCATATTAGATCCTATTAATGTTTTAAAACGATTAATAACATTTCCGTATATCTTCTTAAATTCCAAAGAATTATAATCACCAAACATCACATTTTCTAATGGAGTGTCAGGAAAATTATCTATAATATATTGGTCTATATCAAAATCTTCTATTTGCCCTATATAAAGCTTTACATTGTTCAATTCTTGAACATTCATCACTATATTTATTTAAAAACCAATCACTTATAAACTTTAACACATTTGAATATCAATTTTCTTGATAAATAATTTGTTTTATCAATAAAATTGATATATCTTTGCATTGTGAAAAATGAGCAACATTTTACGCAACAAAATTAATAATTATAATTCAATTAGCAATGAATAAAGTAAAAAAAAGATACAAAGTTACGGGTAATCTATCTGAGGCTGTCTCGAAAGAGATATTAGCTAATAATGAATTAAGCCTACAAATAGCGCTTACAATGAGAAAAACGCAGACAGCAATACGAGAATCTGCAAGAAGAAGAAGTAACACCTTATTAAATGTCAATCTGATGCCTTTGTATGAAAGTTATGGGTACTCAATTGACGATGTTAAATCAGAATAATCATGAATAATACCGAGCTAAAAAGATACCTAAAGAGAAAATTAGAGCGTGTAACCGACCTAAAGTTATTCTTAGAGGGTACCGTTAGAGAGTTGGCAAGCGAGATTATTAGCCTTAATGAAGAACTTGCTCTTGTGGAAGGGGGCAAGTCTTCTATCAAACTGAAAGAAACCGTTGATATTTCGGATTACACTGGTAAATTTTACGCTGAACTTGAAAAAGCAAGACAAAACAGCGATTTATAAAAAAAGCCCCGCTGGCATGCGAGGCATATGTTTAACAAACAAAATTTTAAATCATGGCAAAATTACTACAAAAATTATTCTCTTGCAAGCGAACTTCAAAAAAAGCGCAAGATACAGAACTACAAGTGATTAACGGCTACTTATGCTACAACAAGCGCCGTTACAGCGAGCTAAACTACGAGCAGAAAGAGCAATATAACGACTGCTTGATACCTCAAGCCGACAAAGAGGCTTTTCTACAACTCCTTAAAAGAACTCAATTAAGATACGTATAACTATGAGAACAATGACAAATACCGAGTTTACACGAGTGCTCATCGAAGAACGCAAACAACGCTATTATTATAGCGACTTGTTGGACTTGAGAGAAGATTGTCACAGGTCTTTCAGTTGTGAGTTTATCACAGAAGACGATTATCCTGATGATTGGTACTGCGCTATCTACTATGATGTAACCACTCATTGCGAGGGCAACAATAATGCAAGCTGCCACAATGTAGAGATACAGCATATTTATATCAACTTCCAAGAGGTTAAGGTTACTGAAAAACAAGAAAGCGTATTAACAACAGTACTCACCAACCGAGCTAATGAAGAATTTCAGTTTGAAGATACTGATATATACCCAGATTATGCAACTTCCAAAATGTGGTAACAATGAAAACAACTATAGAAAAGGGCAAATGCTATGAGATAGGTAATTGGCTCATACAGATTGATAGAATAGACGATCGCTATATATGGGGCTTTGGCGCTGATAGTGATAGGGTGATAGGGTTTATTTCCCTTCCTGTTGATAGCAAAGTAACTCGTGAAGTACCCATTAATGACTATATCAATTATATAGATGTGACAAGGCAGAATATAGCGGCAGAGTTTCGTGAGAGACTAAGCCAATACGAAGAATAACAATCAAAATTATATAAAAATGAATGAGAACATAATCACCGTACAACAACTCCCCGTTATCGTCTATGAACGATTGGAAAGCGTGGGGCAAGAGATTGACAAGCGTATTGCAGCGCTTGACTTGGATAAGCAACTCGTAACAGAGGACACCAAGAAGGCTGTTAAGGACACGAGGGCTATGCTCAATAAAGAGTTGAAAGACTTTGAAGAGCAGCGCAAACGTATCAAAGAGCAAGTAATAGCACCTTACGAGGCTTTTGAAAAGGCATATAACTCCTTAATCAAGGTAAAATATGAGACAGCCGATGGTATTCTTAAGGTGAAAATTGACGAGTTCGACAAGCGCTTAAAAGCAGACAAAGAAGCACGTATCAGGGCTTATTTTACAGAGTTATGCCAAGCTAACAATATTGACTTCCTCCCTTTTGAAAGGCTTTGCTTGAATATAAGATTAAATGATAGTGATAAGAGCTTGAAGGACATCGTAAATACCAATATTGACAATGTGGTTAAGAGCCTTGAATTTATTGAAAGCCTAACAGACCCCGACGAATATAAGGCGGAGATCCTCACAGACTACAAGCAAACCCTTGATGTAACCACAGCTATACGTAACGCTCAATATCGCAAACAGCAAAGAGAAGCTGAATTACAGCGTATCGAAGCACAAAAAGCACGAGCCGAGCAAGCAAGGTTAGCAGCCGAGGCAAGGGCAAAAGAAGCGGCACCTTTGCAAGCGCCTGAAGAAGTACCACCTCCAGCAATTCAAGAAGCACCCGCCCCACCTCAAGAAGCACCTGCTCCAGCTCCTCAAGAAGAAGCGACTAAAATAGTAGAAACTAGCTTCAAAGTACAAGGTACGATAGAGCAACTAAAAGCCTTGAAGGCATATATCCTTAGTAATAACATTAAAATCATAGAAGAATGAGTACAGCAGTAACCACCACAGAGAAGAAACTAACATTAGGAAACTTCCTCAATCAAGCTAACACAGCCGATTTCCTAACAAAGACATTAGGGGCAAGAAAATCAGAATTTGTATCTAACCTCTTAGCTCTTTCAGATAGCAACAAAGAGCTGTTGCAATGCGATAATACAGAGCTTATGAAGTGTGCCTTGAATGCCACAGCCCTTAACCTACCACTTAACAAGAACTTAGGGTATGCGTATGTTATCGCTTACAAGGATTGGAAGACCCAAGAAGTACACCCACAATTTCAAATGGGATATAAGGGCTTTATTCAGTTAGCTATCCGCAGCGGTCAATACAGAACCATTAACACCTGCGAGGTACGAGAAGGCGAGATTAAGCGTAACAAGTTCACAGGGCATACTGAGTTTTTGGGTGAAAACCCAGAGGGCAAAGTCATAGGTTATTTGGCTTATATCGAGCTACAAAATGGGTTTCAACAGTCCTTATATATGAGCCTTGAACAGGTGCAGACACATGTAAGTAAGTATTCACAAAGTGGAATGGATAAAAAGACGGGTGAGCTTAGGGGTGTATGGAGAAACGAATTTGACGCCATGGCAAAGAAAACAGTACTCAAGCTCCTGCTTAATCGCTACGGGGTGTTATCAGTAGAAATGCAGAACGCCATAGAGAAAGACCAAGCAGATAGCGAGGGGCGTTACATAGATAATCCGCAAGCAGGTAGGTATGTACAAGATGCTGTTATCATAGAGCAAAGCGAGCCTACCGATATAGTTGCTCAAGAAGAGCCAGTAGCTCCCGCCCCTGCCCCTACAGAAAGCCCAAAACAAGTAGATTTTAAAAACCTATAAGTATGATAACAAGTTATTTTACACTCGGACAATCGCACATATATCGCTTTAATGGACAAACCTTAGACCGTGATTGTGTGATTAAGATAACAGCCGAAAATCCAAGAGAATTAATGGTTGAGCATTTTGGCTTAGAGTGGGCTTTTGAATATGATGAACGCCCTGAAATGAGATACTTCCCACGAGGGGTATATAACCTAACTGATAACAAATGGGAATAGCAAAAGTCATTAATTCAGGTAGCGAGGGTAACGCCGTGATATACAACAACGCAATAATGGTAGATTGCGGCGTTTCTCTCAAAGCCTTACAAGAAGTCAAACGTTCCTTAAAAATAGTACTCCTAACTCACAAGCACAGCGATCATCTAAAAATACGCACTTTGCAGCGGTTACAAGCTGAGCGACCAACCTTGCGAGTGGCTTGTGGTGATTTCCTCTTAGAAGAATTAC